CTATAAGAGATATGATTCTTGGAAATAATGAATATATCGATAAGGTGAAGGGTATTTTAGGAGATGAAACAAAACTAGCTAAATTATTAAATAAATTCACACCTAAAGAAGTTAAAAAAGAAGATGAAACACCCTTCAAAAAATTTGAAGGATTTACAACCGATAAAAAGACAAAAAAACACATTGCTACAATAACAGGTGCAGCTCCTAAAACATTCAATATCAATATTGAAAATCTAGTTGAAAATATGAATATAAACACCGAAAATATAACGGAGGGATCGGTGGAGGTTAAAAAGCAGATTACGATGGCTTTAGCGGAGGCTTTGGCTGATGTACAACCACAAACAGAATGAAATGTTAACGCTAAATTGTAAAATAACGATCGGAGTATATGAATTTACTTATGTAACTGAATTAACGATCAGTGAATCAAGTGATATGTTTAGTCGAACTGCACATATTGTTTTACCACAAAGATTTTACAATAATTCAATTAATAATATATTTGAAATTTTCAAAATTGGTGATCCGGTCGAAATTCAGATCGGTTATTATCCTAATATTCAAACCCGGTTCAAAGGATACGTTTCAAAACGTGTTCCAAATTCACCGGTCGAAATCCATTGTGAAGATGAAAGTTTCAAATACAAACAGGAAATATTAAAGCCTATTACTCAGACAGATACAACGCTAGGCAAATTCATTTCAGCCATTTACACCGGTAAAACTGATATTTACGAACCAACTCGAAAGATCGGAACGTGGAGGATCGGAAATTATACGACTTTTTTGAAAGTTTTAGATAATTTACGTCAAACATTCGGTTTAAGCGCTTTTTGGGATTACAACGGCACTTTATACATAGATGAGCAGTTAAAGACGTTCAGCGCTGTAAAAGGGCTGTTTTATTATGATACAGCACAGGCCAATATGATCGACATTTCAAGTTTAAATTTTCAGGAGGCCGCAGAATTTAAACAAGTGGTGAAGGGTACAAGTCAACAGGAGGCCGTTGATGCTCAGGGAAAGCCAATTGATCCGATTGAAATTATCAGTTTTTATAATACTTTAGGTAAAATTCAAACCGTTGACGCTGATTTATTTAATGGATATGGAAATGTAAACAATTTTAAAATTCCATACCTGACAAAAGCGGCTTTAACAACGCTTTGTGAAACTAAATTAAAAACTATAAATTTCACAGGTTACAGAGGAGATTTTAAAACATTTGGTGAACCGGTGATCCGGGTTAACGATGATCTTGAAATTCATAACGACAAACAAAAAGAAATGCAAGGCCGTTACAGGGTTAAATCAGTTAATACAAGCTTTGGAATTAATGAAGGATACCGGCAAACAATACAAGTTGCACAAAAAACAGGAGACGTAATTAAAACATGAAAAGTATTAAGGACATATTAAACGATTTTATCAACAAATTTGCAGAAACAAATGAGTTTTATTTGACACGTGCAACCGTCAAATCAATTGATACTGAAAAAAACACCTGTATTTGTGAAACTATAGATGATAAAAGCGAAATCGTAAAAGTTCAATTTTCATCTTATATTAATGCAAAATTAGGCGTTTTCATCATACCAAAGCTTCAAAGTGTAGTTACATTATCATTCTATAACAAAAATGAAGCTTGCATAGTAAAAACGTCTGTTTTGGGGAGTTTAAAGTTCGTATTTGAGGATGATCAACAAAATGAAATTTCTTTTTTTATGGATGAAAACGGTATTGTGTTTAACGGCGGCCTTTTGGGCGGTTTGGTGAAAGTTGCTGAAATGACAGAACGGTTTAATGATCTGGAATCATTACATAATACTTTACAATCCAATATTAGTTCCTGGACACCCGTTCCAAATGATGGAGGAGCGGCCTTTAAAACGATTTTATCAAGTGGTTACGGAATTGAAACCGTGCCTGATAGTCAGGAATCAGATTTTGAAAATGATGAAATAACTCAATAAAATGGCTGAAATTGACATAAAAATAGACGATCCATTCAATGAATTTGGAGATTTTAATTTGAAAAATTCAGATTATCAAACTATTCAGGCTATTGTTTTAGTTCAAAAAGGCCAGTTTTACCAGTGGCCAACGGTGGGAGTTGCGATCCGGGATTTTTTTAACAGTCCCGATCAATTAACGTATCTTAGGACAACAATTTCCGATGAGCTTGCAAAAGACAATTATGATCTTATTGAATACAGTGCGAACATTACTCAGGACGGCACTTTAAGAATAAAAATAGATGCTGAAAAAGCGGTTTAATTATGGTAATAGTTACAGACAAACAAAGTATTTTCGATTCAACTATTCAAGGTTATGGGACGGTTGATCAGGTTGTTAAATTGGCGGCTGATAACGGGCTTTTACTCGATGTGATCCCACCTCCGGGAAAACCTTTGAAAATTGATGAAACAATTGGTGAAAACCGGGTGAAACTTTTCGTTACTGAAAACGATTTTGTTTATAGTAATGAATCCATTGAAAAATCAGCTGTTTTATTAGCAGCTGATGAAATAGCATTAAGCCCGGAGACGGGAGTTCAATTTATTTATAAATAGTTTTTATTATGGCTGATGAAGAAAAAAGGATACATGAACTTGTTGAAACCAGTGATAAAACTGGAAAATACATTGCATTAGACGCTCCGGGGCTTGCTGAATCTTTGAAGTATTCAGCTGATTTACTGATTGATAAAGCGCAGACCGATCCATTATATGTTAAATTGGTTGGAGATGAAACCGTTAACGGTGTTAAAACGTGGGTTAATCAGGGAGTTTTTCAGGCTGGAATTAGCGTCACGGCTGGCAATATTTCAAATTTAGGTTCTTATAGTTCCACTTTAGACGGAGCTATTATTCAAATACAAAAGACTGATTTAACGCAAGTTGTAGGACTTGGCCATAATACAGGAAATGATTATGGATATATTGAAATTAAAGATGGAACGGGCGCTGCAAAGTGTGTTATAAGGGGAGGAGCGGCTTCAAACGTGCAAGCTTATTTTACAGGCGGTTGGATCGGGATCGGGATTGCGATCCCTCTTTCAACTACTCATATCTATGAAAATACTCCAAGCGTTGGAGCTTCAACGGGGTTAACAATCGAACAAGACGGAACAGGCGATGCTGAAATACAGTTCTTAATTTCGGGCGCTCAAAGGTGGGTTTGTGGTATTGATAATTCAGATAGTGATAAATTTAAAATTGCTTCAGCTTCAGATTTAGATACAAATGCTTATTTAACTATTCAAGTTGGAGGAAGTGTTGGAATAGGAACGACAAGCCCTGATTATGTACTAGATATACAAATAACCTCACCGGCTAATTATGCTTTGACAATGAAATCCTCTACTGGTTATGATGGTGTACGATTTTATTTAGATGGTGCAAGTGGTTCAGGGAATGAGGGTGCTGCTTTATTATTAGGTAATCCATATGAAGCTACATTTAGCTCTATTGTCAAGATAGACTCGAGGGATGGGGCAGATAGCTACTTCAATTCTGGGGGAAATGTTGGAATTGGTACAACAAGTCCAAATGAATTATTAGATTTATCTTCAAGCGCAAGTGGTTTAAGAATATCGGCAAGTGATGATAGTCATAATGTAAGGGCAACTTTACAAACAAGTTCTGGAAATGGTGGTTTTTTTGAACTATATAATGCAGCCGAAGTAAAGAACGTTGTAATTAGAGGATACGGCGATTCATATTTTAATGCCGGATTTGTTGGAATAAATCAAACAACTCCAGTCAGTTTATTGCACATAAAATCGGACGGTGACCCCTCCGCTATTATAACAATTGAAAGGGCGAACGGGACTGCAAAAATATTCAGCTTTGAAGAAGATTCGACCGGAGACGGACTTATGTATATCAGGAACTCCTCCGGCACGGTTTCACATCGATTTGATTCGGCTGCCATTAATATAATGACTCCGGTTTATTTATATACAACCACCGATCCAACAAATATAAATGTAAGTTCAAGCGGCCAAATTAGGAGGGTTGTAAGCTCAAAAGAAAGTAAATTTAATATTAAATCAAATGTAAATCCTGAACTTGCTTTGTTATTCAATCCCGTTTCTTATCAGGCAAAAGAAAATAAAAAAAGCTATTTTGGTTTTGTTGCTGAAGAACTGAATAAAATAGACAAAAGATTCGCAACTAATCAAAAAGAACCCGGAGAAATGGGTATTGATATTAATTGCATAGTTGCAGCCATTACAGCAACTTTGAAAAAACATGATATTGAATTAAGGGCGTTAAAAGGTTTGAC